GACGCGTGTTTTTTTTTTTAACTATTATTATCTATTAAATTAAAATTCGGTCCAATCATGATCAAATACTTCAGTCGATATCTCATGTTCCTCTGGTCTCCACTCATTACGGCGGACCAATTCATCCCATGTGGGGAAACCATTGAGAATATCGTCTTTAGTTAAACTTTGTTGACGTAGTCGTCGCAAATCTTCATTACCTAATTTTACTATCATCTGTGCGACAGTTTGCTCCGTAGTCAGCCCTAACTCTACAAATATCTCATTATAAATGGAACGCAGTGCTATATAAGCATCATGATTAGCAGCATAGGTACCATATGCATGACCTATGACAGAGAGCAGAACATCAAAAAGATCCCTCTGTTTCACCTCTTTTCCCCAAACAGCTCGAACTATGAAATCAAATGTTTCCCGGAACGGTATAAAAGGGGCTTGCTTAGGGCTTTTCACTGCCTCAGGATTTTCTATAAAGAAATGTTTAAGAAAGCATGCGCCTCTTTGAGAGACCTGACCTCGATGTGTCTTCGTCAAAAAAACTTATTCCATCATAAACATCACGAATATCCACATCAAAATATCGTTTCATGAAATCCGCAAACGCTTTACCTGATAGATAGGTACTGCCCACTCCTTCACCTCTATTATAGACGTGATCATCACCATATATTACTATAAATGAATCGAGTATAGCTTTTTCCAACGCTTCTCTATCCCCGGCCGGACACTGTGTCAACTGCCAGGAACAGAACAAGAAGAAATAGATTCCCATAATCCAAGAATCCATATGACTTGTATTAAAGCACCCAGATGGCACCCCACCTTTATGGACTCCCCAAAGATCTCCATAGAGTCGGGTTAAACGAGATGCCAGTCTAGCCGCTAAATACTCACAAATACGTTTCTTTGCTGCGTAATCTGGTGAATTGGGATCCTCGTGAACTAACATAAAACTCATGTATAGTCGCACGAATATAGCCTGAACTGACTGATCAAAATTTTTTACATCTCCCTCAACCAATATTTTTTTCCATTGATTGTAAACGCCAATTCCTAATACTTGCGCTAACTTCCATGCTCCTCCATAAGTCCATTTTTGACCTATTCTAATAACATTACCTCGCTCCTTTAACATCCGCATCTTAGAAACTAATTTCTCAGCTAATACAAAAGTACTAGTAGGGATAACAAACACTCTTGACTTTTGACACCAGGCTGCGAAATCCTCACGACTCAAACACTTCAAATTGTCGTATTTTCTTTCATTCTTAGGACTTACTGTGAAGAATGTTTCAAATTCCTCCCCACATTCTAACATCCGCAGCATTTTCTCCAAATCCGAATCCCATGTTTCAGCTTTCTTACCTGTCGCTGATATTTTAATGGGTGTACCGGTATCTAACTTTGTTTCTATCATAGGCCCAGGATGAATTCCAGAGGATGAGCCCAAATAAGTATTAGTCACATCCTCAAAATTTATTTCCGATTTCTCCTTACCGAATTCATCAATACCCATAGCTCGATAGAGATACTCAACTGCTCGCGGCATCAACTTTATCACTGGTTCCGCTGCCGGAAGGCATTCATGTGTCACCCTATTATATCCTAAAATAGTATTCATCAACTTACAAGGATACAAATCTGCCTGAGCTGATATCACATGCCCATTTCCATTCTGAATTCCGTAGGCCATATGATAAACACTAGACTTGCGCATTATCATGGCACTCAGTGGAGGAATTTCACCCTCAACATCTGGTTTCCAAATTGCTCTAAAGTCTATCTTAGATGATGGCATATTAAACACGCCTGGTAAATTTTTTCTATCCACCCGTTTCAATATTTGACGCATCTGTTGCGGGGGGTCTGTATTACACAAGCTCTCAGGGAAATTTGGTGCATCCAGTGGAGGTTTTATCAAAGCCAGATTAAGTCCTAGCTTTATTCGAAATTCAAGATACTTCTGA